CGGCACTCTCGCAGAGCCTCACAATGTTTGACGACGAGCCGGACTTCGCAACAGTATTTGACATGGTTTACCACTTGCCAACCGGCGGCGACGCACACCGCAACGTATTGCTCGCTTTTTATGCGTGCAAGCAGGACGTAAACACATACGCACTCACAGAGGACGAGGACATTGTAGAGGACAAAACCTACTACACACGCAGCGGCACAGAGGGCGCATACGTTTACACAGCCGTAGAAAACCCGGTAAAAGCAAGCCTCGGCACATACTACGAAGTTACAGCAACAACAACTTACTACAAGGCATGGAAAGTTAACTCCGTTGTAAAGCTGGGAACACTCGACAGCGTAAACCAATCTATCGACTTTGACCTCGCACTCAACGAGAGAACAGAGGGCGCCGTTACTGTTAATCAGTCGGGCGTACCGACATTCGTTGCCGGCACATGGAGCGGCGATACATTCACTCCGGCAGCGTCGTAAATGATTGACTTGAAAAAAGCCAAACTCCCGCAGGCTATCGACGTCGGCGGGAGCCTTTACCGCATACACACGGACTATCGCTATTTTTTACGGCTACGGGAACATCTCGCAGAAAAAGACGTAAAAGCGGGCGACCTCGATTATATGTACATCAAGGAAAAACCGCTCGACCGACAAGCCGGCGTAAAGGCGCTTATTGCTTTTATGTACCCGCCGCAGGAACTCCCGCGACGCACCAGCGAGGACAACGGCGAAATAGTGATAGACTACGAAATCGACGCGGACTACATCTACGCCGCATTTATGGAGCGCTACGGCATAGACTTATTAACGGCGCGGCTGCATTGGTACTCATTCAACGCGCTATTGCACGGACTCCACGACACAGAACTAAATAACATAATCAGCGCCCGACTTTACAAGCCGAGCGGACGCAACGACGAATACGAAAAAACACGGCAGAAACAATACGAGGCTTGGCGACTTCCACAGCCGGCAGACAACGAGCCGGACGAGGCGCTCGAGGACTTCCTCGGAAAATTAAAGGGGTAAAACATGGCAGACGGCGAAGTAAAAATAAACACCAAACTAGACACCTCGGGCGTAGATAAAGGGGTAAAAGACCTCAAAACAAAATTAAACGACGCCGGCAAAAGCATAGACGACGCCGGCAAAAAAAGCAAAAACTTAAATAACAACCTCGGCGGAATGAATAAAACCGCACTCGCGACCGCTGGCGCCGTTGCTGGCGTAGCCGTTGCCGTAAAAAAGACGGTAGACGCGCTCAACGATTGCGAGGCCGCATACAAGGTACAACGCAACGCAGAAATAGCGTTGCAGCAGGCGGCAAAGAATAACCCATACTTGAATAACGAAAGCGTATATAATCTGCGCAACTTTGCAAGCGAATTACAATCTATGTCAAATATAGGCGACGAGGTAAGTATAAAGGTAATGAGCCAACTTGCCGCCACAGGACGCAACGAAGAGCAGATAATACAGATTATGAAAGCGGCCGCAGATATGGCAGCCGTAACGGGCGAGGACTTAGCAAGCGCAGCACAAAAACTTAATGCGACATTAAACGGTAACGCCGGTATGTTAGGCCGGCAGATTGAAAGTATAAACAACCTCACAAAAGAAGAACTCGAGGCCGGCAAGGCAATAGAAATCGTAGCGCAGCAATACAACGGCAGCGCTGCCGCTATGGCAGACAACACCGTACAACTTGCGAACGCGTGGGGCGACTTCAAAGAAAATATCGGGCGTAATTGGGCGGAAAAAACTAGCCCGATTAAAAAGTTTTTTACAGACACGCTCAACGACATAAATGAGGCACTCCGCCTCACCGCAGACAAAAAAGAGGCGGCCGCCGCCGGAGCTGCGGGAACGGAAACCGCCGCACAGGCTAAACTCAACTACGACGAGGCCGCCGCCGTACTCGCTCAAATGGACGCTAACAAGGGCATGACAGAGCGCAAGGGCGGTATTTTAGCCGGCTATATGGTAGATCCGAAATGGCAGGAAAAACGCGACGCGCAGGCGCAGAAAGTCGAGGAACTTAAAACACGCTACGAGGAACTCGCGAAAGCCGAAAGCGACGAGGCAGAGGCCGCACAGAAAGCCGCAGACGAGGCCGCAGCAGCCGCAGAAAAAGCAGCAGCCGCAAAGAGCCGCGACGAAACCGCCGCCGACTATATACAGAAAAACAAGGCCGCACTCGCCGAGCGCCTCGCCTCTATGGAACTCGAGGCGAAACTTACCGGGGAAACGGTAGACGCTGGCGAAATGTATAACGCCTATATGCAAAGTTATATAGACCTCGTTACAAAATCAAACGGGCTCGTTACTGAAAACAACACCGCCGCAAAAGAACGCCTCGCACTTCTCAAACAATGGGCGCAAGCTGCAAGCGACGCCGCCGACGAAGAAGAACGCATAAACGCAGCGCAGAAAATGCGCACAGAGGCCGAGGCACTACTTAACGAATTGCAGCCGGAAAAAGATAGATTTGAATTACTCGACGAGCAGCGACAACAGATAGAACAATACGCAAAGGACAAAGTAATCAGCGAGCAAGAGGCAGCCGACGCCATGCTCAATATAGACCGCGAATATAACGAGGCGAAACGAGAACTATGGCAGAAAACGGCCGAGGACATCAACGACTATATACAACAAAGCGCAGAAATTGCACAGCAATTCGGCGACCTCATGCTTAAAAACGTGCAAGCAGAAACCGACGCAGAACTCGCGAAACTTAACGAAAAATACGAAAAGGGCGAAATTGCCGAAGAGGAATATTACGAAAAGCAGAAAGCAATAAAGCGCAAGGCAGCGCAGGACGAATACAAAATTAAAATGTTTGAGTGGAGCGCCTCTATACTTGCCGCTACGGCCAATATTGCCGAGGGTGTATCTAAAGCAATCGCACAGGGCGGCGTAGCTGGACTCGTAACCGGCGCACTCGTAGGCGCTGCCGGAGCCGTGCAAATTGCCTCGATTATTGCGTCGAAACCGACCCCGCCGTCGTTTTATACCGGCGGTATTATTGGCGGCGCTAACGGCGCAACTATGGGCGGCGATAATACATACATACACGCCCGCCGTGGCGAAATGGTATTAAACGCCGCACAGCAGCGCAGCCTATGGGATAAATTAAACGGGCAGGATCGCGGCGCAGCTGGGTATAATCTCACCGTAAACAATACGCAGAGCGGCCGCGTATCTACCGAAATAAGACAGGACAACAACGGCTTAATTATTGACATTCTCGACAAACATATAAATCAAGGTTTTAGCGACGGCACATACGACGCAGGGCTCGCCGCTATGAACACTCGCCAAGAGGGGGTAAAAATATTATGAGCGTAGCATGGAATACAACCGACTTACCACTTAGCAGACTTTACGGCGTGCAGACCGGGTACGTAGATAACGCAATTAAAACCGAGTTTGACAGCGGGCGCGTTATAAGCTGCCAGCGCAACAGCAAAAACAAACGCCGTTATAGTGTGTCATATTGCGCCACACGCGCACAGGAAACAACTTTTTTTACATGGTATGAAAACACCCTCGGGGGCAACGCGGGAACGTTTACCGCTCCAAGCCTTAGAGGCGACGGCACTACGCAGGAGTACCGCATAGAGGGCACGCCGACAAGTAGCGGCATGAACTTAAAAGAAATAAATATGGAGTGGGTAGAAGTATGACACAAGCCGAGATTTTTAACGCGCTGGCAAGTGGCGGCGCTTACTCGCTGCCGTATCTCATTAAACTACATCACCCGGACTATGGCGCGCTTTATTTCGTAAACAACAACGAGGATATAGTCTACGACGGCAATACATACCACGCGAGCGGGTTTAAATACACCAAGCCTAAAACCATAGGCGGCGTACTGAAAAACGGCTCGCTCGAGATTACCGCCATAGACAACGACGTAATAGACATTATCGAGGAGTCGGACGAATTATTCACAGTTACCGCCGTCGGCATAATCGACGCGGCCGGCACCGTTACGCCTATGAAATCTTTTAAACATCAATACGGCAGCGTAACAATTACCGAGGAAATGAAAATAAATATTACATTCACAAACGACGACCGGCTCGGCATGGCGTTTCCGCCTTATGTTTTCGACAGCGACAACAACCGCGGCAACGCGTAATTATGACTATATATACATGATACAAATAAATGATTTGCTCGGCACTCCATACCGCGACCACGGCCGCGACAAATCGGGCTATGATTGTTACGGGCTCGCTATTGAGGTAGAGCGACGCATGGGCTACAAGCTGGACGACGTATTCTACGAAAACCACGATTTGACACTTAGCAGCGAGTACGCGCCAACGCTCAACGTAACACCGATAGAAAAGCCGCGCGAGGGCGCAATAATCGAAATGGAATACGGCAAGGAAATACATATAGGAGTATGTTTGAACGCGCGCGAGTTTATACACATGACGCGCACCGGCTGCCGGGTTAATCACATAGGAAGTATTAAAGTTAGGGGGCTATATGGCATTGATACACGTATTTAACGGAATAAATGAAAAAACAACTTATACCTTTAACGGAAAGCTGCGAGATAATGTACCGGGCATAAATTGGGACAACTCCGTTATTTTAAAAAGCGGCTATCGCATAACCCCCGATTATGACGTACAAAAAGACGACGTGATATATATACGTAAGACTCCGGGCGACCCCGTAACCGTTGCTATTGTAGTAGGCGTTATTGCCATTGTAGCGGCTGGCGTAGCCGTGGGCGTTTCCATTTATCAGAATAGAAAAGCCCAAGAGGCTCTCGACGAGGCGAATAGAAAATCAAAAGCACTTCAAGAGCAAAGCGGCAAGCTGCCGTTTATACGCGGCGCGCGTAACCAAGCCGCAACCGGCCGCACGTTTCCGTATATGCTCGGTAAGTCGTTAATGACACCGTACCGACTCTGCCCGGCTCACTACACCATAGCGGGCACACGCGGCAGCGAGCAATACTATAACGTAGTTTTAGAGGTAGCCTATAATTCGCTCGTTTTCGATAAAATCAAAATGGGCGAAACCGTTATTAAACAGTTTAGCGGCTCAACTCCACAGGACGGCGTATTCACGTTTGACGCCGGCACATATTACGACGAGCGCAACCTCATAGAAATAAAACAGACCGGCGCATTTACAAACGACGATTTTAATAAAAAGATTATTTGTACAGAATTAAGTACCGAAATCCCACACCAGCACGCAAGCAGCGATCCCGACGAAAACGCGAAAATAGAGGCCGAGTGGCGCGCGGGCGTCGTGCAGGAACTCCCGACAAATGCGCAGAGCGTAGAATTGATCGCGCTTTTTGACGGCTTGCAGAAGTACCGACGC